AGATAATATACCAAACCTAGCATCACTTGATATTGTAGCTTGATTAACTGTTTCAGCTGATGACATAAAAGAAAAACCAGATCGTCTGTTTTTAAGGTAACACATACCATAACATCTTTTATCTGCCTTGCATGCTTCCCAGAATATATAGAATAATCTGTTTGCTTCTCTGAAGTCTGGCGCACCTACATCAATCTTACTCCACTGCAGATACATATAATGTGTACCTGTTATATATGTTGGCGTGCCTTTGTTGTTAAACCAAAAACCTTCGTCTCTACGTTTAAACTCTTCATCTATGTAATCAAACCAGTCAGCTTTTTTTTCTTCAGGATAACTACGCCAGTCAAATATGTTTTTAAGCCTACCTAATTCTTTCGGGTATTCAAACTGTTTCCACTTTTTTTCTTTGTTGCTATACACACTGCGCTCTTTTGGTAATGCTATCTGAAAGTTTTGTATCTCGTATATCTCACCTATTTCACCAGTCTTAGATATAACTACAAGGTCGTGTTCTTTATTATAACCATACTTCCACTTCTTACCTTTGTTAAGTCTGCTTATAGTAGTTTTTTTTATAGGCTCTACTATTTGTAGTAAGTTCTGTTCGTACATTACTTAGACCTACCCTCTGCAAAACCTTTAAACACTTTAACCTCGGTTTTAGTTTCTTTACCTTCTAATATGTTTTCTTCTTCTTGTATTCTATTCAATATTTCAAACGCATCAAATATAGCTAGTTTCTTTGTCGCTGCAGCGTTTTTTAATCTGTCAGCAGATATATCATCGTCAGAATCTACAATAGCCTCCTTAGCAACTTTAATTAGTTCTTCAACTGCTTTATGCCCAGCTTGGATTATATTCTTCTTCGTTTCCTTGATATTCATATTTGATTGTAATAAAATTTGATAGTAGTCTATATAGTTTCTGGCCATCTATAATAAACTCATATTCTGAGCTTGGCCTAAAACCTATTAAATCGCCCTTGTTAACTGTACCGTCAGTATGTTTGGCAATACCAACTAAAGGCTTTTCTTTATCTACACTGTATTTGTCTGTAGATTTTACTGGTGCTACAAAACAATATCCTTTCTGCGCTTGCCATTCGGTATCTTTGTATAAGAATATTTGATCTGGTTGTACTAAGTATGTTTCCTCATCAATATAACTTCTACTATTCTTTTCTATACCGTGCTGATTGTGCCATCTTCTAAATACATTGTGGTGTACTATAACTTTATCACCAACTTTTATATCTGTATCACCAACTGTAGGTATTGCTTTTACTATAGCTTCTCTACTAACATACTGGTGGTTGAATATCTCTGTATTAACTATCAGTTCTTTACCTCCTATATCTTTTGTATTGTTGTATCTTGATTTTACTGGCGTTACAACAAAGTTGTAAACCGACTTCATTAATACTGTAAGTTATATTCTACAGATACAGCCATATTTTTGTTAAAGTCTTTCCAAGGCAAAACATCTTTACCTTTTCTAATATACACGCTGTATTTATTTTCTTCTTCTAAGATGTCACATATAGTATGACCACCATACACTTCTTGCCCAACGGCATAGTGCATGGCGTCATTCTTATAATCTTTACCGATACTAATCTTCCGTATTAGCTTCGACATCTTCTCTTTCGCTTATAGTACCGTCTTGTATGTTAACATTTACTTTACCATATTCTTTTTCAAGCTCAGCTTGGAAATCAACAAGATCTTTTCTCATTAATGTTAAGTCGTGAAGTACTGCGTGTTTTTGAGTTTCGATCTGTCCAACTCTAGTAGTTGCACCGTTCATCGCCCCTACAATTTCTTGTAGTTTTTTTAGTTGTTCGTCAGTTACTTTTAAGTCTTCTGTTTTTGCCATTTTATTTAATTTAAGTTAATTTAATTTTATAGAGATATATTAAGCGCCTCTATGTTCGCTTTTTGTTCTACAGTTAATGCATCTACAAATTCACTGTGTTGCATCTTTAAAGCTAAGTGTCTTTCGTTTCTAGCTAAAGTTGCTTTTTCATCATCTGTAGGGTTGGCTTGAGTTCTCAAGTTAATCACTATATTGTATGAATCCATTGAAGCTGGTACATCTGCTGCGTAGTCGTGTTCTTCTGACATAATTTATTTATTTTAATGTATTAATATAATTACTTGTTTTTCAGTTGTTTTACTTCTTCTGATAAATCTTGTATTGCTTTTACAAGCACAGGAATTAATCTAGCATAACTAGCCTCTAATCTTTCAGGATTACTTTCGTAAACTAACTTTGTATATTCATCATCTACCTTTTGTAGTTCTTGTGCTATAAACCCAACGTCTTTAGTTCCTTTGTGTATGCTTTCTTCTCTGTTGTTCCACTCAAATGTCACAGGGCGTAATGAGTTAATATAGTCTAAGCCATATGTAGAATCTTGAATATCTGTTTTATCTCTTTCATCAGATAAAGCTGATATACTTTGCACTTGACATCTTATTGCTGATATGTTAGCGTCACCTAGTGTTATTTCATTATTAACACCTACAGCAGAAGCTGCAGCGTTTAAACCAATTATAATATTGTTGTCACCTTCAGTAAGCGCATCTCCAGCAGAACAACCTAAAATAGTGTTGCCAGTACCCGTTGTTATATCATTTCCAGCATGAAGACCAATAGCTGTATTATTACCATGACCAGATACGTTTTGATTTTGCAGCGCTCCTACACCAATAGCTACATTTTGCCCGTCTGTTTGTTGAGAACTTAAAGCTTCATATCCAATTGCAACGTTGTTTGTCCCAGTTGTTAACGCATCACCTGCATGCGAACCTATTAAAGTGTTATTAACACCTGTTGAAACAAGTATACCAGCAGAATAACCCACTGCAACGTTATAAGTGTTTGTAGTAGAACCATTATCAAGTCCTTGCAGCGCATAAGCACCAATAGCTACGTTTCTTGACTCTGTGCTGTTAGCGTTTGTCATTGCTTGATAACCTAACGCTGTATTTTCTGCACCTGTAGTTAAAGCATCACCAGCAAGTCCACCAACTATTGTGTTTAATGTTCCTGTTGTTACGCTTAAGCCAGTATTGTAACCAACAGCAGTGTTGTATGCACTTGCTCCAGCGTTTTGAGTTTTAAGAGCTCTATGGCCAACAGCTACGTTATAACTATGCTCATCTTCTGTAGCTAAAGCTTCAAATCCAATAGCAACATTGTTAGTACCAGTAGTTAAAGAATCACCAGCGTTAGCACCAACTAAAGTATTTTGAGTACCTGTAATTAAACTTACACCAGCATTATAACCTACAGCTGTGTTATAAGAATATCCGTTTGATGGTTCTAAAGCAAATAAAGCACTGTAACCAAGAGCTGTATTTCCATCACCATCTACATTTGTACTTAAGGCTTGATAACCTACAGCTACATTAGAATGGCCTTCAGTTATTGCGTCTCCAGCTAAACCACCAATTAATGTGTTTAATGTACCTGTTGTTACTGCTTTACCAGCGTTATAACCTACTGCAACATTAAGATTATCTGCATCATAATTTTGTGCATTTAAAGCTTGATAACCAACTGCTACATTTTTACGCCCAGTATCTTCAGAGCTTAAAGAGCCATAACCTAAAGCCACATTGCTTCCACCTGTAGTTAACGCATCACCAGCTAAACTTCCTATAAGAGTATTTTGAACACCTGTTGTTAAGCTTAAACCAGTTTGCCAACCTATAGCTGTATTATAACCAGTCCCGTCGTAGTTTAAATCTCTTAAAGCTTCAAAACCTATAGCTACATTTCTAGTACCAGTATCTTCTGCACTTAAAGAGTTGTGACCTATAGCGATATTATATTCTCCAGTAGTTAAGGCGTCACCAGCTAAACCACCAACTAAAATATTTTTTACACCTGTTGTCATGACTTCACCAGCTTTAAATCCAACACCAACGTTATAAGCATCGGCGGCTGCATTTAATGTTGCTAATGAACTATAACCAACAGCTACATTTCTACCATGAGCATCTTCCGCTTGTAAAGCGCGAGAACCCACAGCTGTATTATAACTACCTGTCGTTAAAGAATCTCCAGCCAAACCACCTAATAAAGTGTTTTCTACACCTGTTGTTACAGCTGCACCGGCATTATAACCTACAGCTGTGTTATACACGTCTGTATCTGAAGTGTTGTTTTGCGCTGCAAGTGCACCAAGACCTACAGCTACATTTCTATCACCTAAAGTTTCAGCAGATAAAGCAAGATAACCTATGGCAACGTTACTATTACCTTCTGTTAAAGCGTCTGCAGCCAAACCACCTATTATCGTGTTTGAAGTACCTGTTGATATTAATTGGCCAGCTTGAAAACCTACAGCTACATTATATGCATCTGCACCAGCGTTTTGACTTGCTAAAGTATTATAGCCTATAGCTACATTAGCACCATGAGCGTCCTCCGTGCCTAAAGCAGAATGTCCAATAGCCACATTATAATTACCTGTAGTTAAAGCATCACCCGCAAAACCACCCATTATAACGTTTCTAACACCTGTTGTCACCGCAGCACTAGCTTCATAACCCACAGCTACGTTGTAAGTGTGAGAGTCAGATCTTTGACTACTTAAAGCTAAATAACCTACAGCAACAGTTCTACCTGTTGTGGTCTCTGTAGATAAAGTACCATGACCTAAGGCAACATTATTACCACCTTCAGTTAAAGCATCTCCAGCTAAACCACCGATTAATGTATTTTGAACACCTGTTGTTACTGATTTACCAGTTTGGTAACCTATAGCCGTGTTATAAGCATATCCATCATAATTTAACGCAGCCAAAGCTTTACGCCCAATAGCTACATTTCCGCTACCAGAATCTTCTGCACCTAAAGCATTTACACCAACAGCTACGTTGTAAGCA